GCTGCCGCAGGCGGTGCTCACGCTCCTTCTTCTCGCGCTCCTTCTTCAGCCGGATGCGCTCCATGATCATCTCGTTGTAGACGCTCTCACCGTAGTGAGCGATGATCAGAATCTTGAGTTCGTACTCCTGCTTGATCAGCGCCTGCTTGTGCATCGTGATCTGCAAGGCTTCCTGCTCAACGCTGTCGTCGTGCAGCAGCCGCTTGAAGACCGAGGGCTTCTTGTTGGCTTTCTCGTTGGCAAGGCGGTTGAAGTCCCCGAAGGCGCCGTACCACTTGCCGATCTGACCAGCAACGTCCTGTATCTCGCGGCCCGTGGCGACAAGTTTCTTAACGGCTCCGAACGCAGCATTCGCCGCTGAGACTGCCGCGAGAATGCCAGTGATCGGCTCCATACACTACTTGTTCCCCTTCAAGAATTTCTCGCGCTCCTCAAGGAGTTTGACCTTGACCTGAAGGTCGTTGATGTCCTTGTAGATTTGCTCTTTCATAATCGCCCGACGCTCTGCGCTGATTGGGCTATCAGTCGGGACACCTTCCTTGGTGATGAGCGCGGGCATCTGCCCTTCGATCTTGGTCAGACGCTCAGAGAAAGATGCAACCTGCCCCAACAGCCAAGCGAGCGCAGCCACCACGATGGGGATGACTGCCTTGAGTACGTCTGACCATGCCATGATCAGGCAGGCTGCTCAGGCCACTGCACATTCCAAGGAAATCCAGGCTGCGCGGTAATGTCTCGCAACGCCTGACGGTGGGTTGCCCAAACAGCCTTATCCACCGGGGCGTCCGCCACTTGCGTCCAGTCCGTGTCCTTGAGTTCCTGATTGCGCTGCTCGCGCATGGACTTGGCTTGCTCGGCGTCCTTCGCGGCTCGCCATGCGGCCTCTTGCTCGGCGGCGGTTTGGGCGGGTCGGTTTTCTGTTGCGGGGCGGTCAGTAAAGATCGGGCCGAGCACATACTTGGTATACCACTTACCATCCGCGCCCTGCTCAACACCTTGACGCATGGAGAACTGATAAACAGTACCTCCGGTGGCCTGTGGACCTTCAAAGACCACATCAGCCCCCAAAGCCTCTAGCACCTCGTCTGTGGTGCGATCCCATGACGGTCCGTCGTTATCCTTGGCCCAACGCCGGAATTCCTCTTCCAACATCACTTGGCCTGTGGCCCTGATTCTGATTTCCATGATTGCTCCTTATGCGATGGCCAGGAAAATGTATGACCCGCCGTTTGCGTTCAACCCCGCCGGGGCTGCTGCGGTGACTTGGAACCCCACACTGGTGGTGTCAACGTAGTTGGTGCCCGTGACTTCCGCATTAATGGAGTTCAAGAACAGGTAGGGGTCGTTGCCGCTTGTGATACCGCGTGCACTGTCATACACCCACCAGTCACCCGTGCTGTCCGTGCGCTTGATGAGGACGAACCGGGCACCGCCCGTGAAGCCGCAGTTAATGGTCTGCAACGCGCCCGTGCCGGTGTATGAGCCGACCTTGCTGACGCCGGGGCAGGAGGCGAAGAGGTAGGCGACGTATGTTGTCCCCAAGTTGTTTGACCCATCATATTGGCCCAAGTAAAAACCTGTTTCGTTTGGCTGCGAGCTCAGCTCTGAGTTAAAACCATACGATCTTGCTATTGCAGCGCCACTCCAGTTCAACTCTTGATAGTTATAGCCGCTAGAAGTCATTGAACTAAAGGCAAACCAAACAGTATATGGGCCTGATGAGCGCGCCTTTATGATTAGCAGCTCGGGAGTTACGCCGAGATTGTGGTTAAGAAAACGGAAATTAAAGTTACCCGTATAGCAAACCTCATCAAAGAAGCCGGGGGCGCGGCGGAAAAAATAAGAGGCGTAAGGAACGCCACTACCGTTGTAGTTTGTACCACCGGTAGGCCAGTAGTAACTGTTTTGATTTGGCCCGGTAAACCCATTTGTTGCTGGGAGCGAAAAATCGACGAGGTTAATTTCTGCGTCTGTTAAATTTGGGAACAAGACTCGTGGGTTGCCGCGTAGTCTGTCAAGTTGATTCCAGGATACCCCCAAATCCAATCTTTTGTTCAGCACCATGTCTACCGGGAATCCGACTACGGTTTCAGCGCCAGTCGTACCATTTCCAATCCTAGACAAGGCATCAAACACACTCGTCCCCGTTGTCGGAGTTTTCATTGGGCCGCGACGGATGGCGATGTAGATGAATTGTGTGCCGCTTGCCGGGTTCCAAGTAAAACCTGTGGCGTTTAGCGCAGGACCGCCCGTAACGCTTGTCTCAGAGCCGGGCGTGTTTAGTCTAAGGTATGAATCGTCACCACCAGTCGTCCACCCGCGCCTGTTATCAATAACGATCCAGTCCCCAAAACCATCTGTGCGCTTAAACATCAGCCATTGGGGTTCCCAGCCCAGGTTCACCGTTATTGTTGAGCCAGCACCAGCCCCAGTAAACGATCCGCACGAAATTACATTGTCTGTGCCGGATGCCCCAAAACCGCCCGCGTCGTGAGCGAAAAGGTAGGCTACGTAACTGACGCCAGAATCATTAAGCGTCAAAGCAGAAGCAACAGTAATTGTCGTGCTGGTAGCGCCCCACAAATCTGACACACTTGTTGTGGTGGGGTCTGTGGAGTTTACCCGCGCGTATGTTTTTAGTGGAGTAGCCGAGGCGGCTCTATGATAAGTCCACCAATCATTTGTAGCAGTAAAGGCTTTTGTGATGATGCAGCCGGGGACGGAGCCAAGATTATGGTTGATGGTCCTTGTAGAAGAGCCATCTCCCACCCATGTCACCACATCAAAGAACTTCGGCTGCTTTCGGAATGCCCATGAAGTGTAGGTCACACCACTGGTGTTTGTATTTGCAAACCCAAAGGGTCCGGGTGACCATACGACAAACCCGTTGGTACTAAACCCGGCAAAATTAAAGTTTTGCTGACGGGGATTTTCATTATCCATTGACAGCGAAAAGCCGCCAGCAGGTTGTATTACATTATCTGTATCGTAGGTTTGAGTGCCACTGCTTCGGCCTTTGACAATCACCGTTCCGCCAAACTCCTCCAGATTAATGTTATTGATAATTAATCTGTAACTGCTGTCCCCAGTATAGAGATACGTTGAGAATACGTCCTCGATGTAAACGGGCGTGGCTGTGGAGCCGGTTAACCCAAACCCTTTTGCAGACGCAGCACCGCGAGTTTCAAGCAATGGCATGGTTAGTCCTTATGCAAACCGTGTTTGGGAAGCAAACACCGAGAACGTGGCGCTTCCGGTCTTGATGACCGTATACGAGTAGATGTCCACGCTGCTTGCATTACCCGCTGCGGGAGCCGTGCCTCCTTGCCACCGGGTCGTCACCCCCGAGGTCGTACCATCCACCTGCACCGAGGTGTTGTAGTACGCCGTTGCGCCGTTGGTCACCAAGAAAGCCACCGTCACCGACTGTCCTGTGGATAAGGCCGTGTTGAGGCTTGTGCCACTTGAGGCGCGGATGTTGACCGTGAAGTTTCCAGATGCGTTGGTCGTGTAAAACAAAACCGACTGAGTGGTTACGTCGTAATTGATCGTACCCGTTGCTGCCGTGGCGCTGACGGTTACAACCTCTGCGGTATCGTTGAGGACCAGGGCCAGAGCACTGCTAGAGCCTTGAAGCGTCTGAGTGGCCGTGAAAGTGTTGGCGGCGTTGGTAACCGGGATGTTGGCTCCCGCCAACGTGGCTGCGCCCGTTCCGCCGTTAGCGATTGGCAGCGTACCCGTAACGGCAGTAGACAGACTGACGTTGGTAATCGTATTGCTCGCCCCACTGATCGTCTTGTTAGTGACGGTGTTCGTGCTGTTGGCCGTCAGGACGTTGGTAGGCGTGATGATGCTGGAAAGGTTTGCCATGTCTTACTCCGGCTTGGTGGGCCACTGGACGTTCCAAGGGAACCCGGCTTGCGAGGTGATGTCCCGCAGAGCCTGACGGTACGCAGCCATATCAAAGTTCTGCGGCGTATTTGACTCCAAAGCCTTGATAACCGTCCAGTCAGTTTCTGCCAAACGCTTGTTCCGATCAGCCCGAACAGCAGTGGCCTGCTCTGCATCCTTGCGGGCTTTGTATCCGGCTTCCTGCTCTGCGGCAGTGGCATCTTCTGTGTCTGTGAAGATCGGACCAAGGACGTACTTGGTGTACCACTTGCCGTCCGCCTGCTGCTCCACACCTTGGCGCATGGAGTATTGGTAGACCGTCCCTCCGGTTGCCTGCGGGCCTTCAAAGACGGGATCAGAGTCGAACATCTCAATGGCTTCGGGGCTGAGAGGCCCAACAGATTTGCCGTAGGTCTTAGCCACCCACTTGATCCACTCGTGATCAAGAAGCACTTGACCGGTAGCCCTGATTCTGATTTCCATGATGTACCTCAGGCGATTGCCAAAAAGATGAATGTCCCACCGTTTGCGTTGATGGCGGCAGGCGCGGTGCTGCTGATCTCAAACCCTGCGCTGTAGGTGTCTACATAGTCGGTGCCGGTCACCTCGGCAGCGGTGCTGTTGAGCAGAAGATACGGGTCATTCCCCGCCACGATTCCCCGTGCGCTGTCCCACACATACCAGTCACCCGTGCTGTCGGTGCGCTTGATGAGCACGAACCGAGCGCCGCCAGTAAATCCGCAGTTAATCTGCTGAGTCGTGCCTGTTCCGGTGTATGAGCCTACCTTGCTGACTCCGCTAACGGTAGCAAATAAGTAGGCAACGTAAGTAGTGCCAGAGCCATTGACTGCCAACAAATCAGTTGTTTTGAATACTGAAGAAGTCGGCGCGTACCATGCTTGATTGCTTGTTGTTCTTGCGGCAGTTGTGTTCAGGTACATACTGTATGTGTACCCGTCTGTTGCGTTGTACACAGGCCAACCGTAGGAACTTGAGCGGCTCTTGACAATAATTAGTTCTGGCGTAACGCCGAGATTGTGTGTCCAAGAACTATTGTCAACGCCATTCCCCGTATAGCAAACCACATCAAAGAAGCCGGGGGCGCGGCGGAAATCATAACGAACGCTGCTAGCGCCACTTGCATAACTACCCTGAACCCATCCTGTGTTATTGGCGCCTGTGAAATAAGCAGCAGGACCGGCTAAAGTGCTTTCGGCACTATTGCTAGCTGTACCAAGCCAAGTATTTGGAGTGTTTGTTCCAGAAACTGACGACATCCCACGAAGTCTGTCAATAATAGAAGTGTTGTTTCCGTCTGAGGCCAAATAATTTGCCCAATGAGAATCTGTTGGAAACCCGACTGTAATCGCTGTGCTAGTGGTTGCACTTGTTAATGTCGGCGTAAACACACTCGTCCCCGTCGTCGGAGTTTTCATCGGGCCGCGACGGATGGCGATGTAGATGTGTGTTGCTGATCCGCTATGACCGGCGATCTCAAAGCCGGTGGCGGTTGGAGAACAGTAATCTGTGTTTACAAATTCCTCCGAACTAGAATTCGCCTGCAACAAGGCATCATTCTGACCGGCGGTCGGCATACCGCGCATCGTGTCAAACATTCTCCATGCACTCGTGCCGGAAGAATTCTTGGTCATCACCCACTGTGGTTCATAGCCCAACGTAACGCTTGCCACGCCACCGCTATCAGTCGTAAACGACCCACACGAAATCACATTGTCCGTACCCGTCAGGCCAAAGCCTCCTGCGTCGTGGGCGAAGAGGTAAGCGACGTAGGCTTGTCCAGAATCGTTGGTGCTTGCATCGTTTCCAACAGTAAACTGAGTGCTCGTCGGAGAAGTGTCGTTCCAAAAGCCCGAAAATGTTGCTTCCGCGTTTGTGAGATTTAGGTATATCCCCTTTGTCGCTCCAAGAGATCGGTGATAAACAGTCCAATTCGACCCACCGGAGGT